GGAATAACCTCTATGTAAACACATCTGGTAATGTGACTTACAAAACAACAGGTGTTGGTGGTCTTTATTCGATTGGCGGTGGTGGTAACGCACATACTTGGTATTACGCCGCATCAGGCACAGCAGGAACGACTGCAACACTCACACAGGCAATGACGCTGGATGGAAGTGGTAACCTGTTGGTGGGGAAAACATCGGCAAGCAACTATGGTGATGGCGTTCAAATTTACCCTGCTGGAACTATTGGCTTAGGACATCCTTCTGGTACAGGTTCTGGAGCAGCTTACGCTTTGTTTGGCTATGCTGGTGGAGGCATCGGCTCAATTACCCAATCCGGTACAACAGCAGTTTTGTATAACGTCACCTCAGACCAACGTCTGAAGGAAAACATCGTTGATGCTCCTGAGTTTGGTAACGTCATTGATGCCATCCAAGTTCGCAGTTACGACTGGAAAGCAGACCATACGCACCAACGTGCTGGCTTTATTGCTCAAGAACTTGTGACCGTGGCTCCAGAGGCTGTACACCAACCCGCCGACCCAGAAGAAATGATGGCGGTGGACTACTCCAAACTTGTCCCCATGCTGGTCAAGGAAATCCAAGACCTTCGTAAACGCTTGGCAGCACTTGAAGCCAAATAACCCAAAGGAAAAATCATGACCGCAACAATCACTTGGTCTGTAAATGCGATGGACGCCTACCCTCAAGCAGAGGGTCAAACCGATGTCGTCTTTACCATTCACTGGACTTGCTCCGGTGTTCAAGAAACCTACAACGCCAGCGTGTACAGCACCTGCAACGTTACCTACTCGGCTGGTACACCTTACACCCCTTACGCTCAATTGACGCAAGACCAAGTATTGGGTTGGATTTGGGCGGGTGGTGTGGATAAAGCTGCTACGGAAGCTGCCGTGCAAACCCAGATCGACAACCTAATTAACCCTCCCGTTGTCCAACCTCCGCTGCCTTGGTCTGCCTAAGTTTGCATTACTCTTTGCGCTCATGCTGACACCAGCAAGCGCAGAGAAAAAGTACGAGTGCGTGCGCTGGTACTGGGTAGGGGACGTGTACGACCGAAAGGTGTACTGCTTAGAATGGCGGGAGAAATAACGGGAAGCTGCCACCCGTCCTTGGCAGCACTTTGAAAGGAACCACGAAATGGCAACCGAAAAGCCCCAAATCGTAACCCTCGACGGTGTAGAGCATGACGCAAACACCTTTACGGAACAGCAAATCAACCTGCTGAACCACTGTATCGACCTTGACCGCAAGATCAACTCGACCCAATTCCAACTGCAACAACTGCAAGTGGGCAAGGACTCGTTTTTGAAACTGCTCAAGGATGACTTAGCAATGACTCAGCCCGTGCAAGACGTAGAAGCACTGGGCGGAACGGACTAAAAATGCTAGACCCGATCACCGCTTTTGCTGCTGCCCAAGCCGCCATCAAGGGGGTGAAAGCCGCCATCCAGATGGGCAAGGACATCAACAGCATGAGCGGTGATCTGATGAAGTTTTTTGAGGCCAAGGATGTGGTGGCGAAAGCTGCTGCATCCCCCAAGAAAAGCTCTTTTGGCAAGTCCGACACCGCTCAGGCATTCGAGACCGTCATGCACGCAAAGCAGTTGCAAGACGCGGAGAATGAGCTGAAGCAAATGCTGATCTGGTCAGGCCAAGCCGACGTATGGCACGCCATCGTCATGGAACGCAACAACCTTGTTCAGAAACGCAAGTCGGAGGAAATAGCCATGGCAAAAGCCAAATCGAAACGCAAAAAAGAGATTGAAGAAGTTATCCTGCTGGTGCTCAGTATCGTCGCGGGCGTACTACTTATCTCCCTGCTGGCTTGGGGCACGATGGAGTACGTCGCCTTCATGAAGGCATGACATGCGCCTCGCAGCCGTTATTCTCTTTGTGACTCTGGGCCTCGCAAGCTGCGAAGACCGGTATCGCTACCAGTGCCAAAACCCTGACAACTTCACAGCGGAACAGTGCCAGAAGCCTCGCTGCGAGTTCGACCAAACCTGCCCCGACTACCTTGTAGCCCCAGTGCTGGAGAAAAAAATTGACGACGCAAAGATACACCGCTGATGAAATCTATGTGCGGGTCTGGGCCGTCACGGTCTTTGCCATCACGCTGATCCTGTTTGGAATCGTGGCTTCGCTGCTGTACTCCGTCACGTTCGTGGTGCAGCCCATCAAAAGCATGGCACCCATCGACCAAGCCTACACCAAGATGCTGAACGACATCGTGCTGCTCATCGTGGGCGGCATTGGTGGCGTGGTGGGCAAAAGCTCAATCGGTCAGGTGGCGAACAAAATAGCCCCTCCGCCCGTCAATCCTTGCCCTCAAGCGCCATACCCTTCACCCTACTACCCGCAGGCCCAGAATGCGGCCCCTGCGCCCTTCGGCGGTATGCCTGTGTGGGTGAATCCACCGCTGGATGAGTCATGGACGCCTCCCCCTCCCCCAACCACCCCGCCCAATCACTTGGAGTCGGACGAGGAACGTGAAATCTTGGCTGCGGCCCGCGCGGAGGTGAACAATGCCTAGTGTTTTTTACACATGGGTCATCGCTGGCCTGATAGCCCTTGGCGTTGCTGCTGGCGCTTACGAGCACCACGCCGGGTACGAAGAGGCTATGACCGAAAACGCCCTGAAGGTGGCGGAGGCCAACGAACACGCCCGAGACACCGAGCAGAAGTTGGCTGACACCCTGATCGACCACGCAACCCAACTACGAAAGGCCCAGAAAAATGCTGACCAAAACGCTGCGAAGCTCAAGCTTGATATTGGTGATGGCTCTCTGCGGCTGTCATTCCCTACCAACGGTTGTGTACAAGCCCCCGCAGGTGCCGCCTCTGCCAGCGGAGATAGCGGAGAAAACCGAGCCGAACTTGACCGACAGACTGCTCAAGCTCTTGTCACCATCACCGAAGACGGAAACGCCGCCATCCGCAAGCACGCAGCCTGCGTTGACGCCTACAACGAAGTGAGGGAGAAGCTCAATGCTAACCGCTGACCAGTGCCAAGATATGGGCCTCCCGCAGGGTTGGGATTTGGCCTTGAATGCCACGTTTGACCGGTTCGGCATTGACACCCCTGCGCGTCAGGCCAGCTTCATCGGCCAGTGCGGCCACGAGTGCAACAACTTCCGCACCCTTGAAGAGAACCTGAACTACAAGGCTGAGGCGCTGATGCGTCTGTGGTCAAAGCGCTTCCCCACCATTGAGATTGCCAACCAGTATGCCAAGAATCCCCAGAAAATCGCAAACAAGGTCTATGCTGACCGCATGGGAAACCGTGACGAGGCTTCTGGTGACGGCTATCGTTTTCGCGGTCGTGGTTGCATACAACTTACTGGTCACGCTAATTATTTTCATGCTGGCACTGCCTGTGGGGTTGATTTTGTTATGCAGCCCGACTTGGTGGCGACGCCTAAGCACGCGGCGATGACCGCAGGCTGGTTCTGGGCCACCCACGGCTTGAACCAGTTTGCCGACTCCAGCGACTACCTGACCATGACAAAGCGCATCAACGGCGGCACCATTGGGTTGGACGAGCGCGTGCGCAAGATTCAGAGCGTGCTTCGCGTTTTGAGCTGACCCAGATACAATCAACCAAGCGCATACCAGAGGGAAATCATGGATAACCAGCAGCTATTCAACGCCATCGTCACCCTTGCCGGGTTCATGGGCGGGTACATTTTTAATTCCATGACCGCCAAGCTTCAAAAGCTGGAAGACAAGATCAATGACTTGCCTCACAGCTATGTCGGCAAAGACGACTACAGAGGCGACATCGCCGAGGTCAAAGCGATCCTGAAGCAAATTTTTGACAAGTTGGACGCCAAGGCCGACAAATAATCCAGAAGGACTACTATGGCAACTACACCCTCATGGGTCATGACCTACGACAGCCTTACCTCTACGGTGCTCCAGTACCTAGAGCGCAAAGACGCTGCCGTCGTTGCTGCCATACCCACCTTCATTTCCCTGACAGAGTTTGAGATTGCCCAAGAGATTAAGACCCTTGGACAGTTGCAGATCGCAGAATCCACCCTCACTGCCAGCAACCCAGTGCTTCAAAAGCCAGCACGGTGGCGCAAGACCGTCTCCATGAACGTGGTCGTGGCCGGTGAGCGCAAACCAGTCTACCTGCGCAAGTATGAGTACCTGAAGAGCTACTGGCCCAATGCCACCAAAACATCGGTGCCCGAGTTCTACGCCGACACCGACTGGGATCACTGGTACTTGGCACCGACTCCAGATCAAGCCTATGCGTTCGAGGTGCTGTACTACGAGCGCATTGAGCCTTTGAGTTCGACCAACCAGACAAACTGGCTCACCCAGAACGCACCCAATGCCATGTTGTTCGGCACCCTGTTGCAGGCCATGCCATTCCTGAAAAACGACCAGCGAGTCATTTTCCAGCAGAAATATACGGAAGCCCTCAATTCCCTCAAAACCGAGGATGTGGCCCGCGTGGGTGATCGCCAAGCGATTGCCGTGGACTCCTAATCATGCACGCTATCTACATCATCACCAACACCGTGAATGCCAAGCAGTATGTTGGCATTACCACGGACTTGGAGCGCAGGTGGAAGCGGCATCGCAATGCCAATGAAGGCCAGCTTCTGCATCGCGCCATTAAAAAACATGGTGTAGATGCTTTCGTCTTCACTCACATTGCGGATGCATTTGACGCTGAGTCTGCCAAAATGATTGAGCGTCTGCTAATTGCGGAGCACAACACAAAAATGCCGCATGGCTATAACATGACCGATGGTGGTGATGGAACCATGGGCATGGCCAAAACCGAAGAGCACAAGCAAAAAATTCGTGAGTCAAACAAAAAGGCTTATGAAAATAAAGAGCTAAGAGCAAAAATTGGTATTGCCATCAGCAAGGCAAAGGTTGGCAAACCCAGCCCTAAAAAAGGCATGCCTAATGGTCGCAAGGGAGTGCCTCATTCCCCGGAGCATGCAGCAAACCTAAAAGCGTCTTTAAATAGCCCAGAATCCAAGGCAAAAATGAAAGCTGCTGCCGAAAAACGATTCAAAGACCCTGCTTGGAAGGCTGAGCAAAGCGCAAAATTAAAGGCTGCTTGGGCCATTAGAAAAGCCATGAAGGAACTAGCATGACATCATATATTTCACCCTATTCCGGGGACACAATCAGTCCCTCACAAGTCTCTTACGAGCAACTGTCCATTACCGGCGACACGATCCTGAACTGGCCGGTCAACGGAAACACCGGCAACGTCGTCGCCAACATCATTGAGGTCACGGCATCTGCCGGTGGCTTCAACCTGTTCATGCCAGCGGCCACGCAGGTCTCCGACGGCCAGAGCGTTCTGATCCGCAACATCGGGTCAAACCCTTTCTACGTTGTCAATTCTGCCGGTGGTGCCATCGTCACGGTGAACTCTGGCATCGCCCAGTACATCTACGTCACCGACAACACCACCGCGCCCGGTACATGGGGTTCGGTGCAGTTTGGTGCGGGAACGTCTGCGGCCAATGCTGCAACGCTGGATGGCTACGGCATGACTGCGGTCGGCAACACGCTGAACACCACCACCGCCGTCACCACGTTCTCTTCTACCTACACGTTCCTGCCCAGCGACCAGTCCTCCATCTACGTGTGGACTGGCGGCGCTGGAACTGTCACCCTGCCGTCTGCCGTGGGCGTAGGAGCAGGCTGGTACATCATCGTCAAGAACGATGGCACCGGTATCCTGAACGTCGCGCTGACCGGCAGCAACACCATTGACGGCCAGTCCAGTGCCCAGCTCCAGATCGGCGAGTCCTTCGTGGTGGTGTCCAGTGGAACCAACTTCTACAGCTATGCCTATGGGCGCTCGGCCACGTTCTTCTTCACCGCTCTGGTCAAGAGCATCACTGGCGGCACGGTCACCCTGACCTCACTGGAAGCGGCCAACATCATCCAAGAGTACCAAGGCACTCTGACCTCGAACGCCATCATCATCTTGCCCCCTACGGTGCAGTTGTACTCCTTGCAGAACAAGACCACCGGGTCATTCACGGTGACGTTCAAGACCACTACCGTGGGCGCGTCCACCGTGGTGTTGCCTCAAGGTCAAACCATCATCGCAATCTGCGATGGCACCAACGTCTACAACGCCCAAACGTCCACGTCGTCGTCCATCAACGCCCTGACCCTTGGGAACGGCTCTGCGGCTGCTCCATCGCTGTCCTTTGCAGGTGATGCGACCACCGGCCTGTACTTGGCCGCAAGCCACCAGCTTGGCCTCGCGGTGAATGGCGTAAATGGCGCAACCCTTACCCCCACCGGCTTGCTGGTGCCCGTGGGTATCAACGGCGGTGCCTTCTGACATGACCGATAAAGTCGTTGTCCTACAAACCGGCCCCGGCATTCAGCGGGACGGCACCCAATTTGCCTCCGGTACGTATGTTGACGGCAAGTGGGTGCGCTTCCAATACGGCAGGCCCCGCAAGATTGCTGGCTACAACGGTGCTTTTCTGAATGCTTCGGGGGTCAGCCGAGGCATGATTATGAGCGCCGACAACGGCATCAACTACGTGATCTCTGGCTACAGCGATGGAATCCAGCAATGGACAACCGACAACGATGACGCTGTTGGTTTTGGCCCTGTATCAGTGGAGCCGATTGGCCCCGTTGCGTCCATTGGGATCACCACCCAAGGCTCCGCATACACCAACGGGACGTACACCAACGTGCCCATCAACGCCGTGGCAGGCACTGGCTGCTTGGCTACCGTCACGGTGTCCAGCAACTTGGTGTTCAACATCGTGGTGACCACCGCTGGCATCAACTACGTCCACAATGAGTCCGTGACCATCAATGCCTCCGACATCGGTGGGACTGGATCGGGATTTACTGGCTACGTTGCCTCCCTGACCACGTACAACCCCAGTGCCAACACCCTGTGGCAGTTCGACATTGGCTACGACGCCGAAGGCAATGGTCAGAACAATCTGATCGCTCACCCCGGTCAGAACCTGAACGACATTTCCTCCACGACAAACACCCGTCCGATGTACGGCCCATTCACCGGCCTGAGCTTGACCCCTGTGGGCATTTTTACAGCCAGTGGCACCACCAGCAGCGGCGTGAACACTGTGACCTTTGCATCAACCATTGCGGCGATTGGCGCAGGCCTGACCGTGACTGGCACCGGTATCCCTGCCAACACCACCGTGGTGTCTGCGGCGACCGTGGGTGGCGTCTGGACAGCCACCCTGAGCAACAACGCCACCGCGTCCGGCACTGTGACGCTGACCTTTGACGCCAACATTTCGGTGTCGGGCGGCGTCGTGATGTTGTTCCCATACCTGTTTGTGTATGGCAACAATGGATTGATCCAAAACTGCTCCGCAGGCAACTTCAACGATTGGGTATCTGCCGATGCAAACGCCAACAACATTTCATCAACCAAAGTCATCAAAGGACTGCCAATCCGGGGAGGCACGACTTCGCCTTCTGGTCTGTTTTGGACTCTGGATTCTCTGGTGCGCGTTAGCTATGCACCCTACACCGTAAACGGCCTGAATTTCTACTGGAAGTATGACCTGATCACCCAGCAGTCATCCATCATTTCCAGCTCATGCGTCATTGAGTACGACGGCATTTTCTACTGGATCGGAACCGATCGGTTTCTGTCCTACAACGGTGTGGTGCAGGAAATCCCGAACGAGCAGAACAACAACTACTTCTTCGACAACCTGAACTATGTCCAGCGCCAAAAGGTGTGGGCAAGCAAGGTGCCGCGCTGGGGTGAAATCTGGTGGTTCTTCCCCAACGGCGACAGTGATGAGTGCAACGACGCCATCATCTACAACGTGCGTCAAAAGTGCTGGTACGACTCCGGCCAAGCCATGGGGGCACGCCGCTCCGCTGGAGTGTTTTCGGAAGTGTTCCGCCGCCCAATCTGGGGTGGAGTCGACTCCAATGGAACAGGTGGCTACACCCTGTGGCAGCATGAGATTGGCACCAATGAGGTGTTCACCAACCGCGTCAACGCCATTGAGTCGTTCTTTGAGACCAACGTGATTAGTTCGAGCATGGGCTTGGTAGGCTCTGTGCAGCAGCCCGGCGACAACAAGTGGACGCGCATTGAGCGCATTGAGCCAGACTTTGTGCAGTCCGGCGACATGGAAGTAGTGGTCACCGGAAAGTCCTATGCGGACGACGTGGACGATCCATCCACACCGTACACGTTCTCGCCCACCACGCTCAAGATCGACATGAAGGAGCAGCGCCGCGAACTGCGCCTGCGCTTCACCAGCAACACGCAGAACGGGAACTACTTCCTTGGCCGCACCTTGCTGAGTCTGGATACCGGTGACATTCGCGGTTCGGGCAATCCATAATGACGCTTTATGATCCGCGCAACATGACGTGGGACTATTACTGCTCCCTCATGGCGGAATTGTTCGCTCAAAATCAGCTTGGCACCGTACCAGAGGCGCAATGGCGCGAGTGGGTGGACGGCATGAACGGCATCGGTAATTTCAACAACTCCGGCATCCCCGACTCCCGAGGCTTCGCTACGTGGCAAGACTGGGCCTGTCAGATGGTCGGCATCATGAACGTGGAGCAATAGCATGACACCTGAAGAAATTATTTCTGCTGACTACCGCACCAATCATCAGGGGCGAGAATACTCCGAGCAGCAAGCGCAAGCGGTGTTTCGGAAATACTTGCAAAACGGCGGCAAGCACGTAGTGTTTGGTCGCACCATGTTTTTAATCAAACCACTTGATCAAAGCACCGTGGAATTCCACACCATCAACGGTGGCAATGAAGTTGATCTGGTCAATGGCGTCAATCAGCTCATGCAAGTTCTTAGCCAACATTTTTCAAGGGCTGTGACTTACTATGACAACCCGCGCATCAATGATCTTTTGGTGCATGCAAGTTTCCCGCACTCAGCCCACAAGGTTGATCAAGGCCGAGACCGAACCTATGAACTTATTTTTGATTTGAGGGGCGCATAATGGGTTGGGTTAATCATGCGACTGACGCCATTGCAGATACCGTAAATCACTGGGGTGACGCCATCAGTGGTGAGGTGAGCCACATCAGCGATGTCATGTCCAATGATGCGCTCGCAAAAGCGCTGACTACTGCTGGCGTAGGCTATCTAACCGGCGGCTTTGGGCTGGGTTCCATAGGAAGCATGGTGGGAAGCTCGCTTGTAGACGCTGGCATAGTTTCCAGCACTGCGGCGGCAAATGCAGTGGGCTCGGCCATTGTTCAGGCTGGCCTTTCTGTTGCCTCTGGTGCACCCATAGACAAGGCTCTGGAGAACGGAGCACTGAGCGTTTTAAGCTCTCAAGTTATTGCGCCAGAGGTTGCGGACGAAGTGAAGAGCGTGGTGGACAACCCAGTGGTTGCAAGCATGGCTACCAACATGGGCACCAACATTGCAACCGGGGTGCTTCAAGGCAAGAGCCAAGACGAGATTTTGAACTCAGCTGTTGCTGCTGGAACGAGCGCAGTAGTCAATACCACCGCCAACACAATCCTTGCAAATACACCGGGCTTGAACGATTCCAGCATACCCCCCGAGGCTAAGCAGATAGCCTTGGCAGGAATTGTCGGCGCTATCGCCACGGGCGATGGCACGAAGTCCATGGTGAACGCCGCCATACAGCAAGGCACCAAGGACGTTCTCAATGCTGCGGGTGATTCTTTGCACCCTGCAGTGGTTGCCGCTTTGCAGGATTCACACGATACGGCTGCTTCCAACCCTCCCAGTGCATCCACCTTTACTGCGTCTACTGACGCAGGTGCGCTCCCAAGCTATAGCTATGCACCGGAAGATTTAACACCTGAAGCACCCGCCACCGATACGGCCTCATTGGCAAGTATTACAACACCAGATGAAACCTCGCCGCTTTCAAGCTTGGCGTCGGGCGCACCACAAGATTCAGCCGGAGATTCAGGGTCACCTCAAGACGCATCCCCGCTGTCGGGAGCGTCCGGTGATGCAGCACGAACCGACTCGACCGATATGGGTGGTGGAACCGGCCTCAAGCTTGGCACTTCTTCTGGCGGCTTGAGCCTTCCTGTCAATCCATCCGTGGATGATATGGGTGGTGGAACAGGTCTTATTGCGTCCACCGACACTACGGGTGCATTGCCTGTAGATGAGACACCGATTGACACCAATTACGGTCTTTCTGGAAACTCAAAACCAACACTGGATGAAATGGGTGGCGGCACGGGCTTGACCGCAACAACCAACACCTCCGAAGACCCAAGCGCTCCTTTGGCTGAGCCAGTACAGACCGATGGATTGAAACTTCCCACTGTTCCGAATGATCCATCAATGGGTGGCGGCACCGGTTTAACCGTGCCCGTAACCGGCGGCACCATGACTGGCTCTGGATTTGTGTCCGATGACTACACGCCATCTCTGGGTGATCCCAAATCAGTCATCAATGGTGGATCGGGTGTCACGGCAAACCCGCCATCTAGCACACCCGGCAAAACTACGTCTGCACCGCCAACGACTACCCCAAAGGCAACCACTGGAGCGCTGCCGACCACCGCAGCCACTACATCGACGACTACTCCAAACACTCAATCATCGCCTTTTATTGCTGCGAATCCACAGGTTTTGAATAACTCCAGCGCAGCCCAACAAAGCCCCACAAAAATGGCACAACTACAACAGCTTTATCAGTCCCTGACTCCTGAGATGCAGGACGCCTTTGCCATGCACGGGATTCAAGAACCACAAACTGCTGCTCGCGGCGGCAGCATTGGTCATTACGACACCGGTGGGAGTTCGATCCCCGGCCTCAATGATCTGCAAAATTTCTTCACCAGCGCCACACCCAAAGGCCCCTCGACATCGCCCGCGATCTTGGACGCGGCCAAGGTAGTTGACCAGCCTTCCCGCATTGCTGCTTTGAAGCAGCTCAGAAGCGGCCTGAGCGGTCAATCCCAAGCCTCTGGACTGGCGGCAGGGGGGTTGCCCCACAAATACGCTGAAGCGGCTCCA